ACTCATCGCGGGACTGATCGTGGTGGCGTCAGTGTTGACATTCGACCGCATCAAGATCGACGACCCGGTTGGTGCCCTCTCTGTACACCTCGTGTGTGGAATCTGGGGAACGCTGGCAGTAGGAATATTTAGCACTAATCCCGAGCATTTGTTCATGACCCAACTGATAGGCGTCTTGGCGTATGGTGCGTTCTGTTTTCCAGCGGCCCTCATCATCTTCTTCACCCTCAAGTCAACGATTGGCTTACGAGTGACCCCCGAGGAAGAACGAGATGGACTTGACTTCAGCGAACATGGTATGGAGGCATATGCCGGCGAACTCTTTGTAAGGAATTAATTCCTTGATTTCTAACAGCACGTGTAGTATAATTACCACCATAGTCGTTGAAGCGCGGACAATGGTCTTCGGACGCCGGGGCAGTACCGGCCGCCTCCACCATCAAACGAACGGGGGCGAAATAGATTCGACGGGAACTGTATGGACGCGGGGAGGCTATCGACAAGTCGCTGTCGTAAAAATAGAGACACACAGAACTGTGAACCAGTTCGCATACGCAGCCTAGAAGGTTGCACCTGTTAGACTAGGAATAGTCTAACGGAGACGCTGGCTCTCTCGGCAACAGAAACCAGCACCTTTTATTGATTCTGATATTATTATGACGATACCCACATTCACTGCGGAAAAACTCGCACAAACGATTGAACACTTGGTCGTCCTCAAGCGGATGACCTATCTTGATGCCGTAATCTACTACTGCGCACAGAATAATATCGAACCAGAACTCATTGCTCGTAGTTTGGGCGATAAGATTCGGGGCGAACTCGCCAACGATGCCGCGCGGTTGCACTTCATCCCAAAGTTCAACCAGTTGCCACTCTGATTGGGTACACGATGACACCAGAACAGGTCTTCATGTACGCAAAGTCCTATCGCCTCTACTTCTCAACGGAGGGATATGATTTCATTAAATACAAGGGTCATGTCTCGGTGCCTCCACTCATTAAGCAACGAGATCGGCAGTTTTATTATCGGTTGTCGACGAAGCTAACGGATACGCAAATCCACGCGGCACTATTGTTGACATACTTCTTCAAACCGAAGGCCTATATTGCGGATGTTGTAGCGCCAAATATTCTACAGGATGGTATGACGTTTGCGTCACGCGCGGAGAATGGCACGTCAACGCTCGGCAATGAACTCTATGCGCTGCGACGACACCTCCCGGCCGAGAACGTCGACGAGTGGCTCTACGGGGCGTTTCTCGATGAACAACGCGCATCACTACCGACCTGTGTCGAGGGGCTCATCAGTCGAGAACTCATGATTGACCTGGCGTGTCTGCTGCTGCTCATTCCGCAACGTACGCACGAGTATCGGTGGGCGCAGTATTGGGAACAACGCGAACCAACAGGTAGCACCTTTGGTGTGCGTCCGTGGTTGTCTCGCTTACGAAAGGCGGATCAACTGCTCAACTGGCAACGCCCCGCATGGAGGCAATACACTCACAAGCTGTCTGGAATGTTCTGGGCATCATATCAGGGGCTCTCGTTAGCGCCTCGTCAGGAGGAACCGCAGTTGTTTGCGTAAGATAAATATACATGTTATACTGACGTCTATTTTATTATTAGATATTTCGACATCCATCGTACGACCATACAACAAGGAGTGCCAATACTATGGCCACGAACTTTACAACGCTACGCAATTCCCGTAAATCTCTTCTCACTAAACTCGCTGACGAAGTTAAGAAGTCCAACTCTCCACAGAAAGGTGCCGACGAACGCTTCTGGAAACTGATTGTCGATCCCAAGACGGGCATCGGCTATGCCAAGTTGCGGTTCCTTCCGGCGCCGAAGAACGAAGACATCCCGTGGGCGAAGTTATGGTCACACGGCTTTCAAGGACCGGCGGGTTCGTGGTTCATCGAGAACTGTCCAACGACACTCGATGGGCGCCCGTGCCCGGTCTGTAAGGAGAACAATCGACTCTGGAACTCTGGGGTGGAAAGCGACAAGGAAATAGCCAGATCGCGAAAGCGTAAGCTGACGTATATCAGCAATATTCTGATCCTTGAAGACCCTGCGCGCCCAGAGAATAACGGTAAGACGTTCTTGTATAAATATGGAAAGAAAATCCATGACAAGATAATGGAACTGTTGGAACCACAGTTTCCAGATCAGCAGCCCGCCAATCCATTCGACTTATGGGAAGGTTGTGATTTCAAACTGAAAGCGCAGAAGGTGGCGGGTTATCAAAATTATGATAAAGCTGAATTCACGGAGCCGTCTGAACTGTATACCGGTGACGATGCGCAGAAAGAAAAGACGTGGGAGGAGGAGTTTTCGTTGTCGGAATTCATTAAAGAAGATCAGTTCAAGAACTTCGAAGACCTTGGGAAGAAATTCCAACGGGCCCTCAGTGGAGATGCCGACGATAGGTTCACGGCGGGAGAAATTATCGAACGCGAATCTCGATTACCTATTCCAACTCCCGCGCCGGTGGCGAAAGCTGCGAAAGCCCGAGTACCCAAGACCGCGGCGGCACCCAAACCGAAAGCGGTCGAAATAGATGATGATGAAGATGATGTGAAAAAGTTCTTCGCAAGTGTAATCGACGAAGACTAAGAACCAAACGCCGTGGTGTGCCGGCAGTCCGGCACACCACTATTCAATAACCCAATGGAGAAAATACCTATGTCTTTATCACTCAATAAACTCGGGCTAGTTATCATTGCGCTTGCGCTGCTTGCGCCGACTAGCGTCACCGCCCAGGAGGTCACCGCCAATGCAGGCTATGTGAGTCAGTACTTCTATCGCGGGATTGCCCAGAAGACCTCGTCGGCAAGCGCCGGCGTGGACGTCGGACTCGGCGCCCTATCTGTCGGAACATGGGCTGCGGATGTCGGGGACGGCGTCGAAGTCGATGTCTACAGCAGTCTCGGAGTTGATGTGTCGGGGCTCAGGCTGAGCGCAGGAGGGACCGCATATCTTTATACGGGTCAGTTCGATGATACTTACAAGGAGGTCAATCTCGGCGCAGGATACGGTCCTCTCAGTGCTGAATTCTCGTTTGGTCAATACGACAACTTCGGTGCGGGAATTCAGGACTACTGGTTCACTGCTGTGACAGCGGAGCATGGGGGCGCCTACGCAACATACGGAACTTTTGGGGACGCCTTTGACGGAAGTTACGGAGAAGTTGGATATGGATTTTCCGCAGCGGAGCTTGACTTCACAGTCTCGGGAATTCTGAGCGATTCAGAACTCTCTGGATTGTCTGATAGAAATAATGCGCCGACTCCGGGGCTCGCTGTGGTGTTTGGTATCAACAAGACGTTTGGACTTAACTAATAAAGGAGCTAGCCGTTACAGCGCCCCAACAAAACATCGTTGGGGCGTTTTTTATTTGGTTATTAAATATGTTCACAATTACCACAGGCGATAGTCGCCTACTTCTCAACGAATACCCCGCACAAACCTTTCACGTGTGCATTACCGATCCACCATACGGCATGAAGATGGCCGCGTGGGATCGAACTGTGCCGCCCGTCGAACTGTGGCAAGAAGTCTATCGCACACTTCGCCCCGGTGCGTTCTGTCTGGCGTTTTGTTCTCCCCAACTGTATCATCGATTAGCTGTCAACATCGAGGACGCGGGGTTTCTGGTTAAGGACCAGATCATGTGGATGACCACGACGAAGATGCCGAAATACAATTTGTTAAAGCCCGCGCACGAACCAATCGTTGTCGCGCAGAAACCTCTTGACGGTACTGTCGCGCATAATTCTGAGGTGTGGGGCTGCGGTTCACTCAACACCGTATCGACACGTATTCCGTGGGACAAAAAGCCCCCAACCGGCTGGGTCGCTAACGGCGCAAGTCGCCGCACATTTGGTGGCACAGGTAAGACTACAGGAACACAAAAAGAATTTGGTACAGTGGACGCAAACCCGAATGGGCGATACCCCTCAAACATCATCGGAGAGGTCCAGACTGAACATCAAAAGTATTTTTACGCGCCGCGGGCGACACGTGAAGAAAAGGGACCGAACAATCAACACCCCACAGTCAAACCGATTAGCTTAATGTCGTATCTCATTGATATCTACTCACCCGTTGGAACAACAGTCCTTGATCCGTTTTGCGGAAGCGGCACGACAGGCGTAGCAGCACTACAGAGCGGGCGTTCCTTTGTGGGTTTCGACCTCGACCCTACATACAGCGACGTTGCAACATCGCGCTGTAATGCTGTAGGTGAGGATTATAAATATGACGATGAGAATTCCCTCTTTCCGTCAGTATCTCCATGAGAATCGTACGACAATCTCCGAAGGGTGGTTATCGAACATCTTTGCGTGGGTGCGAAAACGCATCGCTGGGCTATTCAACGCACTGAAGTTTGGAGAGTCGATATCAATTCGTATCTCAATGAGTCCAATTACGGAAGGAATGGAAAGAATGAATCTGATCAGATATCTGATTATGGAAAAAGCCGGCGGCGGACAAAAGGCGTTAGTTGGTTACTATGCGGAAGCAGTGACGGCTAAAGCACTCGCCGAACGTATTAAGAGCGCAAAGGGCCGGCTGACATCACGATCAATGCCTGACATCTTCGCTAAAAGTAGACAGACGCGCCTTCGCGATCCACGGCTCGCCGATGCGGCAGCGGAGATTGCCCGAGCAGACGCCGGCGGCACAGCCCTCGGCACACAGATATGGGATGACATCCGTATCGAGAGTGAAGATTTCGGACTCCTGACGTTCGACATCGCGCTCACCGGAGAATCCGCAAAGGGTGTGAGCAAGTCGGATATCGTTCTGACGGTCACCAAAGATTCCGAAAGCACAGTAATCGACCGTATTGCGGCCTCTCTTAAAGTTTACAAAACCCCACAAATCAATTTGGCGAATACGAGCTTCATCAGTCTAATCAGAATATTGTTCTATGGTGCAAACCACCCCAAATCCAAAACCGAAGACTTCGTCGCAGAATTTGTCAAGAAGTATGGGGCACGAGCAGACATTGAAAAGCTACTCCATCATCAACAGACAATCGGCCGCGAGATAGGGTTGGGGAAATCGAAGGAGCAGGCGCGCAAGATTGCTAAACTCACACACCCAGAAGTAATTGACGCCATTGTGCGTATCTTCAACGCCAACTACAAAGGGCGAGACAAGAAACGCATCAACGCACGTTTCCTTTCGCTATTGGGGTGGGATGGGGACGATGAGTTCTACGCCGCTATCGGTAGTGGTGATAAACAACAAGTGATGTCTTCTCGCAAGAGTGCGCCGCTCAAGGAGATGATGGCAAAGCTGCGCGAGAACTTCGTGATTGACATCAAGCGAAACGGCAACACCAGCAATGCTTTAGTAACCCTTTCCACAAACCGTGGGGTGGTCATCATAACGGGCACAATGACATTCGCCGACTCTGGAGGCAAGAGTGCCCCGGGCAAGACGAACCTGTTCGTTAACCTTTCCAAAATGCTCTAAACCACTTCGTCCTTCGCGGTCTGAACACGACAACCATCGAGGGAAACGGTGCGGAGTTTTCGCTGCCACTAAACTTCAGCCGGCCGGCAAGTAAACGAATCTCCACGCCCTCCCTCGGCCGCCACCTATCCTTATCATAGATGTATTGATGGAACATTTTTGTGTCTGTTCTTGCGGGGAGTAGCGCAACCGTTAAGAACCCGCGTAGGCGCTCTTCTGCGGCTTTCTGTATGAACGGCTTGCAGAGCCGCCGGGAGTAGGGTGGGTTCAACCATCCACGTTGGCCAACTGCGGACCAATCCTGAATGAGCGCATTATCTGTTGGGGTGAAATAGTTCTTACACTTAGTATTGGCGCGATTTGCGGCTAAGTCGTATGTAAAATCAAACTCTTCATGTAGAACATCAAAGATTTGCTGTGGGGTTTCCCACTCATCAGACGATGAAGAAAACATAATATTCGTACGCACATCACCTCATTCTGTATTTAAGAGTCTCGTTCCGCCTTTTCTCGGTTGTGGATATCCCACGCCGCCGCCGTCAGCCTCACCATTCCCGTCTCCTCGCCGTGCTGCTTGACGTAGGACGCTTTATTCTTCCGCATCCATGATTCCATCTCCGGCGGAGGAACGTCGGTGACCATCGGGGGTGTGGCGTCGTCACTCTCGCGGAGATATTCTAGGAACGAAGGAATGATGCGTTCTTCGGGGACGTAGCCGTCTCGGCGGACTTCATACGATCCCGACTTCACCTCAAACCCTTTATAGCCAGGAATAACACGCTGTACCATTTTTGTAAACCGAGAATAGAGGCGTTGTCGAGATGGGATTTTCGCAGAATATACAACCTTCAGAGGTTTCACGTCTTTGATCATCTCTTTAAAGATGGCAACCACGGTCGCAAACACAGGAATTTCCACACCCGTTTTGCCGACAATACTATCGTCCCAGTCGTACTCGCCCATACGATTGCTTTTCCCGACGGCTAGACCAAATCCAAACTCGTATTCTATCGCTCGCAACGGAGACCGCGTAACGCCGCCGCCCCGGAATCCGGGATGACCGGGCCCGCCGTAGGCTGACATTTTCGTGGCCCACAACTCTGCCTCGTAGATTATTCCAGTTTCGGGAATCGTGAACTGCACCCGATAACGCTCGGAGTTGCGTTCGCGAATCCGCCAGGGATACGGGCGGTTGCCTAACTCTGTAAGGAATGTCTCCATGACAGCGTTCTCCTGCTGCTTGAAATATTGCACCTGGCGTTCGCGTTTCTTCGCATCCGCTTTGGTGTCATAGGTGCCGAGATTCTTGCCGCTGGATTTAGAGACGAGCTTATACTGATCACCAGTCTTGATAATGTCTTCCTTTGGAAAGGTTATGCCAGCATCTTCCTGCCCGGGCGTTGCCGATCTGTAGATGCGCGAGAGCGAATCGGTGCCCCATTCGAGGTCAGCGGACGTCGCTGTCTGCTTGGTGTGCGGAGGAGGCTTGTGGGGCATACTGATATTTAGGGGTTCTAAATAATGATATAAAGGAATTATAATTTATGGCTGATGCTACAGCAAGAGCGGAGACCGCGCAAGCCTTCTTCTGCGCGATTGCGGACTATGTGGGCGTGGCGAATATGCCGAACCCGTTGAAGAAGGTGAAAAAGTATAAATGTAAGGGAACGGAGTATGATGACGTAGCCGACTACAAGGCTTTCAAACAATATTATGCATGTGTGCTGTCTCCGCGCGGCTGGAAGATAGAACAAA